AGCTTGTCGCACGGGGACGCGCCGCACATCACGACCGAATTCCGATAGCGGCAAGGCGCACGCTCAACGCGCACCTCGGGCAACCGTCCGGCAACGACTGCTCACATCGCGTGCTCTTGAGCAACTCCAGCGCGATTGCTGCGAGTTCGTCCAGCCGGTCTGCCGCCTCAGCAATCGCCGCTTTTGCGATTCCGTCTTCGCTCTCAATCTCGATAGCCAGAATGCGCATGGCGCTGGCTAGTGTTTTCGTGTCGGTTTTGTGCATCATGCCGCCCTCTCAGCGTTCGCCCGCGAATACCACGGCGGCCGAACGAACTTCTGCGCCGCGAAACTCCAGACATATTCTAGCTGCAAATCCGCCGAGCAGACGCCATCGGCGACGTGCTTCTCAACGATTTCGCGGAAGCGCGGATCGACCAGCGCTTCCTTTGCGATCAGATCCCATGCGTTCTGCGACTGCGGGCGCTTGGCCCAAAGCAAGGGGTCGAGCCCGGAATTTTCAGCAATCTGCATGCTCACTTCACCGTCCCCCAATCGCTCCGCTTGTCGCCAGCTCGCGCGCTCACGCATGCCTCGGTCATTCGCACTCGGCTTCCGATGCCGACCTCTTTCTTCGCCACGGCAATTGCCGTCTCTTTTTTCCGGCCAGCCCAAAGCGCTTCGTTTAGCCTCGGCATGTGGCGGGCAATCCATGTCTTTGCTGTCGCTCCCGCGTCGATGCGCTTTACCTTCAGCGCTGCTTCCGCTTTTGCGAATTTGTCGCGCAGGTCTTCGGGCTCTTTTTCCAGCAGCAGCCATGCGTGAGTCACCACGCGGCCCATTTTCCAATCCGAAACCCATCCGTCTACCAGCGCTTCGCACATCACCGCTCCGAGTGTTTTTTTCATTTCTCCGACTCCATTCCGCGTAGCTTCGCCATCATCTCGGCCATCACCTTCTTTGCGTGTGCCTCGGTGTGCTGCTGCCCCGGAGCAGGAAGCGCGGGCGCCCGCTTCGGTACCGCCGGCCATTCGCCTTTGGCCATCTGCGCAACAAACGCCCGACGCCACAGCGGCTCAAGCTCTTTCGTCGATCGGTTCAGCAGCTCGTAAGACCCGATGCTGGCTGCCGCCCAATAGATCGCCGGGTGGCTCCACGTGTCGCTGTCGCTGGCCCTGCGCTGCATCTGCTCGATCGCCTCAAGCAGTGCCGCCGAGTGATCGAGTTGCGGCCGGCACATCGCCCGGAAGTCAGCGACTCCAGGTGGAAACCGCGAGTCCTTGCAGGCGTCGAGCCCTCGCGCAATCTCCGGCCCGCTCATGTCCGCGAGGTCTGCAGCCCACGTTGCCGCCATGCGATGCGTCGGCACAGACCCGAATTTCTGCGCCCACTGGTCGCCGTAGCGGTCCTCCATGCGCTCGAAAATCCTCCGCACCCATGCGTCAGGCAACGCGCTCCGACTCGCCGGTGATGTCTCGCTCTTCACTGCCTTGATGCTGTTCGTTGCCATAGCGCTGGTTCCAGTAGCTGTCGATTCTCGATTGCCGTGTGCTGCCGTTGATCTTTGCCGGTGTCGCCGATGGACCCGCCCTCGCCTTGCTGTTCGCCAGCCATTCGGCCTTGAATCCGCCCCACCCTCGCTCGCAGCATTCGGTCACTGCGGCTTGCAGCGTGACGCCCGCTTTCGACGCTTCTCGCAGAAGCCCTTCAAATGCCGTTTGGGTTGCCGGGAGCTTCTTCACTTTTCGGATGGTTGCCCAATCCCGGGCGGCTGTTTCTGCGACACCCTCGGCCAGTAGCCGGCCGTTGAAATCGAACCCTTCCGGCTTGCTGCGTGGCGTAATGTTTTTAGGTTTACCTGTTCCTTCCTGTTCCTTATCTGTTCCGTGTCCCGATTTCGGGACTATTTCAGTACCGTTTTCGGGACTATTAGTGTCCGAAATCGGTACTATTAGCCCCGGCAATGGTTCCGTTTTCGGTACTATTTCAATATCGCAATCGTCCCGTTTTTGGGACTGTTTAATAGTCCCGTTTTTGGTACTGTTTAGCGCATAGACTGCAACCCTCCCGGTTCCGCCTTTGCGCATGCCAACGTCAGAAATGAAGCCGGATTCCTGCAGCCTTGCGAGTGAGTCGAACACCGTTTTTCTGTTCATGCCGGTGTCTTCAACGATTGCAGAAATTGACGGCCAGCATGCCCACTTTCCATTGACCAGGTTTGCGTCGTTGCATCGCCTTGCCATTGCGACCAGAACAAACTTCGCGGCCGACCTTTCGACCGGCTGCGCGAATGCCCAATTGATCGCCTCAACGCTCACTCGCAGCCCTCGGCGGCAGGCTTCGCCATCTGGCTTCTGGCAAGCTCGCACCAGCGCGGCAATGACATCGACAGCGCGTCACCGCCCTCTTGAAATAGCTCGGGCGCCACGTCGTTCGGAGAAACAAAAGCGCGCCACTCAGCGCGATTCTTGCGCCAGAACAGAACCGGCTTCCTGCCCGCTTTCTCCGCCTGCTCGACCGCCTGCCACCAGTGCTCCGCCAGCGCCTGCTCGGTGCGCTTGACCTCGATCGCCCACCCTGGCACGTCGAGGCCGTCACATCCGCCATCGCGTGACGCGGACAGTTCGCGCTTGACGACGAACCCGAGCTGGTCGGACAGCAGGCCGAAAAGCTCGCGCTCTCCGGCTGCGCCTTTGGTTGTGCTTGTGCGGCCGGCCATGTCAGAAAAGCTCGCCAGTCGTGCGCAGCGCTGCGCCCAAGTTCTGGCTCGCCTGCCTGTAGTACGAATCTTTCAGCTCGACTCCGACGAACTTCCTTCCCATCTGCACACTGACGAATCCCTCGCTACCGATGCCAGCAAAAGGGGAAAGAACCACGTCGCCGGGATTGGTCCAAAGTTCGACGCCGCGGCGAATGACTTCAAGCTGCAACGGGCAGATGTGGCGCTCGTCGTCGTGCTCTCGAGCCGATTGATACTGCAGCGTGTCGGACGGGTTGATGTCCATCCAGACCGGGCTGGCTACCTTTTGCCAGCGATCGACGGGATAGTCATCTCTCGTGTGCGTCACGCGGTCCAGTTGATCGCCAGGCGCGCGCATCGTCACGAGGTAATCAGGAATTCCCATGCGGCACATTGCGGAGTTTTCACGCACCGACTTGTGGAGCAAACCAAGCGCTTTGGTCCGCTGCATTTGCGTGACCGGATCTTTCCAGATGACTGTCTCGGCATGAAAGATGAACCCTTGCGCCTGGAATGCCCGAATCAAGTCCCCGCGAAAGTCTTTCAGGCCGATGAACCCATCGCGCTCTTTGCTGGCCGGGAACAGCATGCAGTGGAAAGACACGTTTCTACCGGGCCGCATGACGCGCTTCAGTTCTGCAACGAGAAACGCGAAGTGCTCGAAAAACTCTTCATTGCTTCGGCAGTTGCCCATATCGCGAGGGCTGTTGCTGTAGGTGTAGAGGCTCGCAAACGGCGGCGAGAAAATGCTGTAGTGGATAGATTGGTCTGGAAGGCCGCGCAGAACGTCGACGCAATCTCCGTGATAGAGGACAAAGCCCTCTCCTGCCGTTTGATCAATGCAGTTCATGCGACCCCCAAAAATGACGGCAAAACGATCTGCCGCGATGGTTGATAGATGTTTGTGTTTTTCTTCGCGCCGATTACCTGCGACAGCACGGCTTCAAGCGTCTCTGCAGCCATTGCGTCAGCCATCGCATTTGCAATTGCCTCTTTTCTGCGAAGGTTTGCGACTACCGCGCCTTCCTGGTTGCTGGCGAAAACATGCACGTTGACCTCGGACTTTTGGCCAAATCGCCACGACCTACGGACAGCCTGGTAATACGCCTCGAAACTGTCCGTCACGCCAACGAATGCTTGGTTTGTTGCTGCCTGGAAGTTCAAACCGAATCCGCAAATGCTCGGCTTGCTGATCAAGACGCGCAGCTTTCCATGCGCGAAATCCAACAGCGTTCGCTCTTTGAATTCCTCGGTATCGCATCCGGCAACTTGGACAGATCCCGGTATTGCTGACTCCAAAGCATCGCCCTCGGCGTTCAGGTCGCACCAGACAAGCCACGTATCGGACGACGCATTGACTATTTCAGCGCATGCGCGAACACGATCAACAAGGCTTTCTTTGCGTGCTCCACGACGCTCTGATAGCGTCTGAGCTTCTAGCGCGAACAGGCCGTGATCCGGGTTGTGCGCAATCTCTACCGTGTGCTGATGCACGTTAAGCGGAGGAAGCTTGTATGCGCTGGCGTCAAGCCCGAGATCCTCGGGACTGCGCACCATCGCGCCCCACGACGCGACCCATGCCCAGAACAACTTTCGAGCGTGACCCTTTAGACGCCACGTCTGCGTATCGCCGCCGTCATGAACGAAAAACTCCGCGAGCATTTCGGCGCGAGAGCAGACGCCAAGAAATTCGGCATGATTGCCTAGCTCTGTCCAGTCGTTTGGCGATGGCGTTGCTGTGCAAGCCAGCCGGTAAGGCGTGCTGCGGAACATTTCGAGCAGCGTCTGCAATGTCTTCGCCGCGTGGTGTTTGATGATGCTGCTCTCGTCGAGCACAATCGCGCCGAAGCGCGAAGCGTCGAACTTGTGGACCCTGTCATAGTTCGTGATATTCAAGCCCGGCCGGATCTGGTCCGCTTCGCGTGCGTGATTCACCGACACGCCTATCCGCGCACCCTCTTCGACCGTCTGTTGTGCGACTGCCAGAGGAGCCAGGATCAGCACGTCGAGTCCGGTTTCTGCATGAACGGTATCGGCCCAAGCAAGCTGCATCCGGCTTTTGCCGAGTCCAGTATCCGCAAAGATGGCAGCACGCCCGCGACGAAGCGCCCATGGTGTCAGCATCTTCTGCAAAGGGAACAGTCCGTAGTCGCGCATCGGCGCATCAATTCCGACCGACTCGACAATTCCGAGCTTGCGAGAGACAAATTGCTCGTAACTCATAGCGATCTCCCGGCTGGCCGCATCACCTCGGCGAACGTCTCGCCGTAGATTCGCAGCCAGGCGCACACGAACAGCAGCGGGCCGATGGCCAGCGCTCCGGTTGTCAGCACCGCTTGAGCTGCCTGGTGCTGGCGCGTCAGCGGGCGGATTAGGCGCTTCTGCTGAGGGGTCATGACTGCGACATCCGAACAGTCATCAGCGTCCGGTCGATAACCTCGAGCGCCGACCGCATGGCCGCATTCTCGGCACGAAGCTTTGCATTCTCGGCGCGTACGCGCTCGTTCTCGGACGCGAGGTGGACGTTCGCCAACGTGCTGCTGAATTCTCGAACTGTCGCGCCTGATTCGCTTGTCTCCTGCGCAACGCAGTACGGCCGTCCGGCATTGATCGCTGCCGATTTCGGAGCTTCTAACCTCTCAAGACTGCAGATCATGA